GAATAACAAGGAGGCTCAAATGAGCGAAACCCAAACCCCAACCATCTCCCGTAAAGAGGAGCAACTTCTACGAGACCAAACCACATGGGAGACTTACGTTTCCGTTGGCAATTGGGTAGAAGTGGCGAAGCAAATGAACTACGCGAACGGCTCCTGCGCCCGACGCGCTGGACTTCGTCACGCTTTCCTCCACAGCCTGCTGGTGCAGGGCGACAACCCCCAAGTCGTCTGACCCCCAAAACTGCATCAGTCATGGGAACCTCGGCGCGTGGTGACGCCCTTTTGCTAGGGTCGGTAGCCACCGCCGAGGACTCCATGAACAACAGCGACCACATCACCCACCTAGAGACATGGACGGCGTTTCCTCGGAACACGCCGTTTGTCGTCAAAGGGCATCTAGGCATCTACCGATACCGCTACCACTTTCAACCAGAGGTTGGAGAGGCTAGGGTGGCTCTCTACGGTGGCAAAGCACCAGCCCACCGTGTTGACGCAGATGTCCTTGACCTGACCGTCGTTTCCGATAATGAACTCGCGATGATTCGCCATGCATCCTCACGAGGGGAGGTGACACTAGACAACACCAAAATCGTCACGCTACTCGCGTGGGACGTGACTCGCCCGAAAGCCAAAATAACAATGGCTTCAGGAGCGATTCTTACGGTCAATAAAGACCGCCTACAACTACCACAAGAAGGAAAACCTCCACAATGATAAAACGTTGGATTCTCGCGTTTGCCCTACTCGGCATCGTGTTTCATTTAGGGGCTGACAATCAGCCCACTGCCCTATCAACCACTACCTCAACCGTCCAGATGGACATGGCGCGACTACCTCGCCCCGTACGGCTCTTTCTAGCCGAACCAACCACCACAACCGCCGTGGTCAGGAAAGCCTCTCTCAAGCCCACACAGGCGCCTTTCAAGCCAAAGTGGGTCACCCTTCAGGTTGACGGAGAAACCATCTCCATCCCTCGGGACAAAACCTATCGTTGCCCCAAACTGGAGCCAGCCATCAGAAAGGCTGGTCTGAAGCCAACTGCCGTGTGGAGTTACATCGCCTACCGCGAGTCACGATGCACGCCAAAAGCAATCGGCTGGAACTACAAGAAAGGCAAGTCAGAAGAGAACTGCAAACTTGCCCATAGGTCTGTTTACAAGAAGTGCTCTGCCGTCTCCTCATATGACTCTGGGGTTTGGCAAATCAACTCAACGTGGAAAACGCTGACGGCTCAAACCTGCAATTCGCCGTTGGGCGACATGGAAGTTCTGCTGACTGTTGAGTGCAACATCAAAATGGTGAAAGCGCTCTACAGTGACGGAGGGCTTGGTCACTGGGGTTTCTAAATCCTCCTACGGTTCAGGTGGTGTGTCACTATTGCCAGCCCTATGACAATTATTGACGCACCACCATCCACCGTCCTCTCACCAGCCTTCTTTGATGAAGTGGTGTACCTACTCCGACGTCTGGTCGTTCACGGCGCCGAACAAGAGATGCTTTTCCGTGTCATGGATGTGGCTTCGCACGCGCGCGACAAGTCCACCACGGTAAAGTCTTGCACCTGTTGTCAACACTGATAACCTGCCAACAAACGTGACCGTCGTGTCTCCGACCCCTCATTCGTACCCATAGTGGTCTTGGGTTAGTTCGGGACACGTCTGTCTGAGAACTGGTCGGAGGGTCGGATGGCAAAGTACAGAGTGCTCGTAGGTGTTGAATACGCCACGCGTCGTGCCGAAGTCGGCGAGATAGTTGACGACATTCCTGCAAAGTCCATCAAGTGGCTTCGCGAGCAGGGTTTGATTGAAGCAGTTGATGCAAAGGGTGCAGTCGTTGAAACAGACGACGAACCCACCACTGAGGGAGAAGAATAATGCCATTCCGTCACGGTAAGAACACAAAAGTTCTGGTCGGAAACTACGACCTATCGTCTTATTTGAATGAAGCGTCTGCTTCACAATCGGTAGAGACAGGCGAAACAACCACCTACGGCACCAATGCAAAGACCTATGTTGTTGGGTTGGCTGACGGAACCATCTCAATGAGTGGAATGTTTGACGGTGAGGCAAACGCCACAGACCAAGTGCTCTCCACACTTCTTGGCGATGCAAACGGTGCTGTCATCACAATCGCCCCTGAAGGACTCGCCCACAGCAGGCGCGTCAAGTCAGCCAGCACCATTTCAACTTCGTACGAAATCTCCAGCCCTGTAGCCGACGTTGTTTCGGTCAGCGCCGAAGCCCAAGTCACAGGAGGCATCGGCAACGCCATCAGCCTTCGCGACCTGACAAGCGCCACCACAACAGGAACAGGAACTGCTCTGGACAACTCAGCGTCCTCAGCAAACGGTGGTGCAGGTGTTCTGCACGTCACCTCAAACTCTCACAACGCCGGCGCCACGTTTAAGGTTCAGCATTCTGCTGACAACTCAACATGGGCTGACCTAGTCACTTTCACCGTAGTCAGCACAACAGCGCTGGCAAACGAGCGCATTGCCGTCACTGGCACAGTCAACCGTTACCTTCGTGCGTCACACACGCTTGCCGGTACGGGTGGCATCACATTCCACATCAACTTCTCACGAATTTAAGGAGAAACAATCATGGCTTTCCGTCACGGTAAAAATGCGGTACTCAAATTGGATAACTCAGCAGGCACCCTTGTTGACCTTTCTGCGTATCTAGACGAAATATCAATGCCTCGCTCAATTGAGACAGGCGAAACAACCACATTTGGCTCTACAGGTAGCGCCAAGACCTACGTCACAGGATTGTCAGACGCGACGATTTCTCTTGGTGGCAAGTTTGACTCAACAGCAGACGCGCACTTCTCAGGCATCCTGACTGCACTCTTGGCTGGAACAATTGACAGCGTGTCATTTGAATACGGCAAAGAAGGCTCAACAGCAGGTCGCGTTAAGTATTCAGGAGAAGCACTACTCACTTCGTATGAAGTGTCCAGCCCTGTCGCTGACGTAGTAACCTTCTCTGCAGAACTCCAAGTAACTGGCGCTGTAACGCGAGGAACTTGGTCGTAACAACCAACAACGTGACCTTTGTGTCCTAAACCTCTTGAGGAGTAACCCGTGTCCATTCGTGACCAAATCCTGTCTGCTAAAGACTCTCATTCCGAATTAGTTGAAATCCCTGAATGGGGAGTAACAGTTCAAATTCAATCCATGTCTGGAGCCGCGCGCGCTGTCCTCATGCAGGAAGCAATGCAATCTGGTGGAAACATCAACATGGCAAAGGTCTACCCAGACCTAATCATTCAGACCTGTTTAGACCCTGAAACTGGTGAGCCAGTTTTCACTGAAGAGGACAGAGACGCAATCCTTAGCAAAAACGGAGCCATCCTTGACCGTTTGGCAGAAGTCGCAACACGCCTTTCAGGTTTTAATGACTCGGCGGTTGATGACGCGGGAAAAGACTCCTAGACGATGGTGAGTTGCGCTTCCAGTACGAACTCGCTGAACGTCTGGGGCGCACTCGCGATGAGTTGTTGTACGGCTCGGGTGGTTTTCGCCCGATTAGTTCAGCCGAAATGACTCACTGGCGTGCGGTGTGGAAACTTCGTGCGTGGGAGGAAGAGCAGTCCATGAGGCGCGGAAGGAGATAATGAATGGCAACAGTATTTGATGTCCTTGCACGTTTTCGCGCCGACGTAACTGACTACACCAGAAACCTAGACAAAGCCACCACAGCCACCGAGCATTTTGACACTGGCATTCAAAACGCCGGCAAACGTTCAATGGGATTGTTCGGCATGATGGCGAGCCGTTCAATGATGCTCGGCACAGCCGTTGTCGGACTTGCCCAGACCGCTGGAATGATGGGTATCAACACAGCCAAAGCCAATGAGCAGTCCGCTATCGGTTTTAAGGTGATGATGGGTTCGGCTGAAAAAGCAAAGAAGTTCATGGATGAGTTGATGGTGTTCTCTGCCAAGACCCCATTTGAACTTCCACAGTTGCGCGAAGCCGCGTCTAAACTTTTGTCAACTGGTGTGGAAGCAAAACGCATCATTCCAATCATGACGGTGCTTGGTGACGCCACGTCAGCGAAGGGTTATGGCGCTGACGCCATTCAACGCGCTGTGTACGCCCTTCAACAGATGTCCACTGCTGGTCGCGCAACTGGTCAAGACATGATGCAATTGACGCAGGCTGGTATTCCAATTTGGGAAGCCCTCGCCGCGGCGATGGGTAAGACCATCCCCGAAATCAAGAAGTTAGGTGAGCAAGGCAAGATTTCCGCTGAGGATGTCATGAAGGCAATTGAGTCAGGCGCTGGCGAGGGGCTTCAAAAGGTCAAAGGAATGATGGAGGAACAGTCAGGAACCTTGCAGGGTTTGATGTCTACGTTCAAAGACACCGTT